ACTGCAGCCTATCATTTTAGCTATTTGATAAGTAGAGAGTTGCTTATTGATATAGTTCTCTTTTAAAAATTCAGGAGTTAAAATTGTAGAATATTTTGATTTCATATTTATTCTCAGTAACTCAGATTAGTATAAACTGCACTGTTGCTTATATATTCACAAATTTGGTTTTGTGTTGGAGCAATATCTCCTAAATTATTTTGTTGATATAAAATTGTAACTGAACTAACCCCGGGTGCTGGTGATAAGCTATTAACTCCTACAAATCCGGTTGTAGTATAGTTCACAACTCCGATAGCAGTGTAACCGTTTTTACCAGTCCAACCAGTTCCTAAACCATTATCTACTGCAGCTAATGTTGTACCTACATATAACTGAACGCTTCCTGGTAAAACAGGTAAAGCATTCATATTTGTAGCATATGTATAACTTGAATTATATCCAGTAAGTAAAGTATTCTGTATCGTTAATGTTACATGACAATTTACTACACCTGATATATTTTCTATTGCATCAATTACGCCTGCTTGATATATAGGGTTTCCTAATGTTGTAGTACTCCCTAAAACAAATAGAGACTGAACTGCTGCTTCAATATCCCCCTGAAGTTGAGAGATAGGTGAACCTTGAACTAATTTAATGTATAAAACTGGAACTACCTGTAAAATAACTGGAGAGATAAACGAGTATCTAACAGTAGTTAAAGCTTTAAAATATAAATACTGCGCTAATGCTGCTTCATATGCTGCTGAAGGAATACCCCAGTTCTGTAAAACTATACAGAACTGCACTTGATTAAACATATTATAGTTTGGTGGATTATTTTCATTCTCTCCAAACACATTTACTGCTGCTACCCCTGGAAAATTTAAAATCAAAGCCTGAAAATCTGCTGGCGTTACTGCTCTATCACCCGTAGCAAATACTTGAGGAGCCTTAGCTTTTATTTCGGCAGTCGTCTCAGCATTTTCTCCACCTAAAAAAACAGTAGTATTAACTACAGTAGCTGTTTGTAAATTTCCTTGAGAGTCGTAGAGAGAGGAATTTAAAACAGTAATACCACCAGAAGTAGGGGGAGTCACATATACATTTCCACTTAACCCCCCAGAAGAAATATAAGTGATGAGAATAGAAGCACCATTAGGAGGAACAGCTCCATAAACTCCATCACCAAATAAAATAGAAATAGTTCCATTAAGTTGAGGCTGAACAACATATTGATTAGAAGTAGAAACAGAATTAGCAAAAGAATTTACCCCTTGCCACTGAATTCCATTTATCGAAACAAATAGAGTTTGGGGTCTTGAAGGATTAGTAGGAGCCCAAACTGAATAACTTCCATCAGCATTAACAATAATAAAACTGTTAGAAAATAATCCTTGAAGAGTGTTAGCAATATTTAAAACAGTAGTGGTAGTAATTAACTCTAACTGAATAGAATTTTCTACTGTTGTGTCATTTATATTAAAAACTTGATTAGCTGCTCCATTTGAAGTCCATGTCACATTTACTAAAGTCCCTTGAATAGCAGAACAAACTATTGTAGTCTGATTAGCTTGAAGAACTGAGTTAGTAGTTGTAACAAAATTAACTCCAGTAGAAGTAGAGGCAGAAGTGTAGATAGGAACATAAACAGGATTAATAGTAGGAGTACTTAAAGTAATTTCAATATTACCGGTTGAAGAAACATTTCTACTCGGTTGATAATCAATTAAACTAACTAGATTAACTACTGAAGAGTAATTTTGCGCAGTGGGTAAATATGTTTCTTCAGCTCTTCTTTCTATATAATAGTTTACTAATGTTCCTACAGCTGCAAATAATTCAATAAGCATCTGACCAGTCCCACTCCTATACATATCACGCCATGCTGATTGGTTAGCAATGAGGTTATTTTGGAGCTGTAAAACTAATGATGTGAAGGAATAATTTGTGTATCCTAAAGGTTGATCTGAATTAACTGACATTTTATAGCTCCTATTAAATTCTTGTAATATTTTTATAGTTTATTTACTTCTATTGCAGGGATTTATCAACCACCAATTTGAACTGTGTGGGATAATACTTGGCTAAATCCAACTATAGAGAAACTAACAGTGGCAGAAATAGTATTATTGTCAGGGTCTGTAACTAAATTAACACCTTGTACATTTACTCTATTGTCCCATAGTTCAATAGTTTCTTTCATATTATCTGAAAAGTTGTCTAAAATTCTTTGATTTATTGGTTCAAAAGGAAAGCTATTTAACCCACTAGCAAATTGTGGTAAAAAAATTCTTGATCCTCTGCTAGTACCAAGTATATTTTCTATGCTGGCTTTTACTGCATTCTCATTTAGGACAGTAGCTAAATTTCCTTGTGTATCTTGTTGAAATAGGGGATCAATTTCACTATACACAATTAATGGATTATTATTTGTTGCCATTTAAGATTTCCTCTTTATAGTTTTATCCTATGGTAACATTTCTGTTTGGGGGAGTTATTTCTGCCCCGCAAGAACTTGTAGATCCATAAGTTATTACTAGTTCACCAGTACATGTAGTTTTTGTTGCTATTGGATTTGTTATTGCATTATCCCCATGTAGAGGATTATCACAGTGATAAGTTGCACCTCTTACAGCAACTAAACTTGGCCCAACATAAAGAGTAGAATTAGCACCAGAGTCTTTTATATACCCTGAGAAACCACCATGACTACCTGGATCTCCAACTAAAGCTATTACTGCTGAACTCATTAAAATTACTCCTAGGGATTTATATTTACTTGGCTACCTGTAATTGTAGTTACACCTGTACTTGTTAAATTTGTTGTGCCAGTTACATTTAGAGCTATATTTCCACTTATGTTTAAAGTTCCATTACCAGTACCACTACCTGATTCTGTTGCAATTACATTTATATTTAAACACTGTATAGTTACTTCCCCTATTGGATCTATTTCTATATATGAACCTGAAGTTGATTGTGATAAAGTTATAGTATTTGTTGCATCATCTAATTTTCCTAATAATCCACCTGGTGTTTCTAGATAAATAGTTTTAGTAGTATCATCTGTATAGATTTTTATTCCATTCTTTGTTTGTAATCCCCTGGAATTTGGATAATGGGTAGAGGAAAAAGATGGTACACCTCTAGTTGGATCTACTGCTTCTGCAAAATAAACAGGTTGGTAAATACTACCTTGCTCAAAGAATACCCATACCCATGAACCTGTATTTGGAACATTAAAACTTCCATAACCTGATCCAGAACCTGAAGATAAAGGCATTGCAGGAATAGCCCAAGGTAAAAGAGTAGAATCAACATTTACTAACATAGGTAATACTTGAACTTGTACTCTACCTGTTTGTAAAGGGTCTAAATTGTTTACAACTTGCCCTCTGTAGTTTCCATTAAATTCTTCAGAGTGTACTGCAAATCCTGTTGTACCTAGGTCTTTTGACATAATTTTAGTTCACATTAAATCTTGGTTTAGTTTGTGGTGAAACTTTTTGGTTAGGTGGTTGTATAATTTGTGCCTGAATTTTTTCCAATAGTTCTTTATTCATTTCAAAATCTTTCTTTACCATTGCCATACCTATTTCTCCCTTAATTTCCAAAGTTTTAAGTAAGCAGTCTCTTAAAGTTTCCTCTAGTATTTGTAATTGACTATAGTCTTTTCTTTCCTTTAATGTTTCCAGCAAAATAGTTATTCTATATTTAAGTTCTAGGAAAAGATTTGTAGGTGCAGTAGGAGTAGTAACTTCTTTTTTAAATATTTTTTCTATAATTTTATTAAGTAGCATATTAAAACCTCTTATAATTTGTTGCAGGTAAAAGTGTAGTATTTTTATTCATATCTGTTCCCTGCCTACATAGCAAAAGTTTTGTAAGAAATACATCACCAAGATTATGAACAACTTTCTTCACAAGCCAATATCCAGAGTAGCAATATGAATAAATCCCACCATCTGTTAGTGTACTTTGTGGGAAAAATATTTGAACAGTCTGACCAGGAACTGCATTAGGTAAGCCCTGAGTAGTAATCCACATATTAACTAAATCAGCCAACCTATTTGAATAGTTACTCTCTATCCTCCCTTGAAATTCACCATTAAAATCATTATTTCTTCCTGTACTAAATATTTCATTACTTACTGCTGGATCTGATTTATCTATGGCAAAGTAATCTGACATAGAGTAATAATCCTGTACATTTAAAGTATTGGAAATGAAAGTACCAGTATTCCAATCAAAATAAGTATAATTCTGTTTAGCCATTCCAAAAGAACCATATAACTTATAATTATCATAAATATACCAATTAAAAATAGGCAATCTATCTAAATACTGCTTATCAGATAAATTAAAATTATATGAAACAGGATCTACCATCATCTCTGTCAAACTTTTAAACAGAAATATATTATTATAATTTTTAGTTTGAATAGAGCATTTATAACCATACTCCCCATTACTACCAATCAAATTTTTTGTTAAGTAATTTAGGAGGTAACTGTTATTCCACATTGGCTGAATTATATTTAAATCATAATCTAAGGAGGAGCTTACATCAGTATCA